CTACTGGTGATTTTCCCGTACCGGTTTTGTACCACTTTCCAATCGATCCAGCTTCTCAAGCTCTGCCCAGTCACTCGGCGAGCTGATCCACTTGGCGTAGGTGGAAAGCAGTACTTGAACGCTGTGTCCAAGCTGTGCGGCGATGAACGCTGGATTCATCCCCGACATCAAACACATCGTTGCGTACGTGTGGCGCGTGTCATACATCCTGCGATGCCGAATACCTAACTTTCGCAGCGCGCTCAGCCAGTAGCGTTTTGGCCCAGTCTCGGATCGAATAAACAGTTCGGACTTATCGCCCGATCCTTCCGGCGCGAACACATAATCAGAACGCGCCGCCGTGAGTGGTCTGGCTTTTTCGAGCGTCTTTATCGCGCGATCGTTCAATAAAACTTCGCGAGAAGTCTTCGTCTTAGTCCGCTCTTGAATCTTTCCGTAGATGCGGATCCTGCAAACACGCGCTGTCTTCTTGCGCATATCAACTTCTGCCCAGCGTAGCGCCATGGCTTCCCCCGGCCGCATTCCGGTGTAGAAAGAGAACTCAAAAAAGATGGCGTAAATCTGCTGCAAACCGCTCGTCAGTTCGTACAACTTTGCAATCATCAGATCAGCCTCTGGCCGGGTGAACGGATCGAGATCGCGCTTCGTTACTCGAGTGGGTGGAATCGACGCGGCCGGATTGCGGGAGATCAGTTCGTCGCGCACGGCCTGGGTAAAAATGGTGGTCACCAAGCGAATGGCATTCTTCCTGCGTACCGGTGAAGTCCACTCGATGCTATTGACGACCTTGCGCATGAGCACGGGTGTAACCATGTCCAGCGGCTTGTCCGCCAGGTAGGGCACCCAATAGTTCTGGAGCGTCGATCGGTAGTTTTTGCGCGTGCTTTCGACGATCTGGAGACTGTCGAGCCAGTCCTGGGCATAGTCGAAGAAGATCGGCATACCCTGAACCTCAGCGCTTCGAGTGCCCGGGAACAGCTCGGCGTACTTCTGCGGTGTGAGAGCGCCGAGCTTATCCAGTTGCTTTACGTGCCGTGCGCCAACCGGGCAAAGACAGATCGCGAAAACTTCCAAATCTGTGAGCGAGATCAGGCTGCCGCAGAGGATCGCGGCGAAGTGCTGGCGATCATTCACAGCCACCCCGACAAAGCGCCCACGCCGAGCATGGCCGATCGGGTCAGTTGTGAGTTGCACGAACTGCCTTGGGGCATCGTCGGGTGGCCTGGCGGTGAGTTCGAATGGTTCAAGCCTTCTGGCTTTCAGGCGCCGCTGCTGGGCCGCGACTTCTCCCACGGCCTGCTCGATTGCTGGGCGGCGTGCCGCGACTGGTACGCACGCGAGTCTGGGCTGCAATTGCCTAACTTCGAGCGACAGGATTTGTGGTGGGAAGACGAAACCGGGCCGAGCCTTTATGAGGACAACTTCAAAGCCACCGGCTTTTACCAGGTGAGCGCGGCGCGGCGCGGCGACATGCTGGTGTTGCAGATCCCAACGCCGGGCCGTAACTGCTTCCACCCCAACCACGCAGTGATCTATCTGGGCGACGAACCCGCGCTGGTGAGCGAACCCGCTGCCACTCTCGGTGGTGCTGGGCCGTTCATTTACCACCATATGCCTGGGCGACTTGCCAGCCGTGAGATTTACGGCTGGTCGATGGCCAACCGGGTAAAGCTGATTCTCCGGCACAAGGATTACCGACCATGAAGCGCACCATCAAACTCGGAGGAGTGCTGGGTAAGCGTTTTGGGCGGGAGTACGTCCTTGATGTCAATGGTGTGCTGGATGCCACGAGCGCGCTGTGCAACCTGAAGCCGGGCTTCGAGCAGTTCATGCGCACCGCAGAAGAGCGGGGCTTGGTCTTCGCTGTGTTCGTCGACGAACGCAATATCGCCCCGGAAGAACTGGCCATGAAAGACCCCAGCGCCGGCGCTATCCGCATCATGCCGATCATTCAGGGCAGCAAGCAGGCGGGCATGTTTCAAACGCTGCTGGGCGTGGCGCTGATCGTGGCGGGCTTGTTCACCGGCGGTACCACCTCGGCGCTGGGCATGGGGTTGCTGGCCACCGGCGCGGCTGTCGGGCTGGGTGGTGTGGTACAGATGCTTTCACCCACCACCAAGGCGAACACCAGCGACCGCAACGAAGACGGCAACAACCCCAGCTACGGCTTCGGCGGCGCGGTGACCACCATCGCTCAAGGCAACCCCTATCCGCTGCTCTATGGCGAGCGAGAGATAGGCGGGGCTATCGAGTCCGGTGGCATCTACACCCAAGACAACATTTAACTCGCATCGTGGATGCCTGACATTAGATCTTGTTTTTGCTGCTGTCGGGCGAGGTCGGATTGTTTTTTCGCGAGTCATTGGAACTCGCTTTTTGCTGTTTTTCTGGAGTTTGCTGGGCTCGATCTGGAAGGGGGGTTCTGAGTGTTTCAGACTTTAACCATTTCATGCTGCGCAGAGTCATCTTTGCAAATAGAGACGTGGCTTCGGCTCTGGCTCCTCCCAGCTCATAAAATTCATGTGCCAGCTCGGTGCATCGATTTTTTGCGGGAATTGTTGTGTTTTTTATATATTCGAGTATCGCTAATGCTTGTTTTGGGTCAGTGCATTTGAAATGAACGTAGTCCCCTTCCAGTACGTACCAGACTCCATTCGGCGCATCTTCAAGCGGTTCCCCATTAGCATTCGTTGGAAATAATGTAAAAACAGTCATGATTGAACTCCCTGTATTAAGACCGATGCTTATAGCAAGCTGACGGAAATGTTCACAGTCCTGCACCGATTTTTACCAATCTAAATTGCTATTTCCCCAACCCGCCTCGGCGGGTTTTTGCATTCAGGAGGGCGCATGAGCGCAGCAGCAAAGAAGGCTTCGCGCGCAGCACCGAGAAAGCGCCGCGCTGTCGCTGGCAGCAAGGGCGGGCAGGCCAAGCAGAAGCAGCCGAGCATCGCCACCAATAGCGTGCCGTCGATTGCTACCGCGCGAATCGTCTATCTCTGGAGCTGGGGGCCAATTGTTGGGCCGGTGAACGGGCTGCGCTCAATCAAGCTCGATGGCACTCCGGTGCAGGCCGAAGACGGCACGCTCAACTACCCCGGTGTGAAATGGCAGTTCCGCTCCGGTGAATTGAACCAGCCACGGCTGGATGGCATCTCGGAAGCCAGCAACGAAATTCAGGTCAACCAGGAGTTGCGCAGCACCAGCCCCTGGCTGCACAGCATCACCAATTCGCAGATTGATGCGGTGCGGCTTCGCTTCGGCTGGCCACAACTGCAGAGCCAGGACGCTAGCGGCAACATCAACGGCGTTCGGATCGAATATGTCGTTGAGGTCTCGACTGACAGCGGCCCATATTTGCAGGTCCTGAGTTCGTTCGTTGATCGCAAAAACGTCACCAAGTACGAGCGATCGCATCGGATCGACTTGCCTGCCGGAAGTCGCTGGACGATCCGCGCGCGGCGCCTGACGCCAGAGGCGAACAGCTCGCTGGTGCAAGACGGGATGCTGGTCGAGGCTATTGCCGAGGTTGTCGACAGCGATCAGGAATACCCGCTGACCGCCGTGGGTTGCCTCGAGTATGACGCCCAGCAATTCGGCGGCGATATCGCCAAGGTCGCCGCCCTGATGCGTGGTCGCATTATTCGTGTGCCGGCCAACTACAACGCCGACACCCGTACGTATTCGACTGGCGGCCCCGGTACCAGCAACGGTGTTTGGGACGGCACCTTCAAGGAGGCTTACACCAACAACCCGGCGTGGATCTTTTACGATCTGGTGCTGCATCCGTATTACGGGCTTGGCGAGCGCATCGACGCAACAATGGTTGATCGATGGTCGTTGTACCGAATTGCCCAGTACTGCGACCAGATGGTGCCGGATGGCAAGGGTGGTCAGGTTCCGCGGTTCACCTGCAACTTGTATTTCCAGAAGCAAGCCGAGGCCTACGCCGTGCTGCAGGATCTGGCCTCGATCTTTCACGGCATGGCCTATTGGGATGGTAGCCAGATCGTCGTCAATGCCGATATGCCTGGTGATCCGGTGTACACCTACAGTCCCGCCCAGATCCTGAACAACGGCGAAACCAAATACGAGGGCACTCGCGCGCGGGATCGGCATACGCTGGCCATGGTCTCCTGGGACAATCCGGATCAAGGTTTTGAGACCGACAAGGAGCCGTTATTTGATGACGAGACCATGACCGAGCTAGGCATGGTGCGCGAGCTTTCAGTAGATGCCATTGGCTGCACATCGCTTGGACAGGCTCAGCGCGCCGGCCAGTGGGCGCTGTTGACCGAGCAGTTGCAAACACGAGGCGCCACCATGCGCGTGGGGTTGGATGGGCAAATTCCCAAGCCTGGTCAAGTTATCGCGATAGCCGATCCGTCGTTGGCCGGGCGTGCGAATGGCGGGCGTATCTCGGCGGTCGCTGGCCGGGTCATTACGCTTGACCGGGACACTCCGGTTCCAGCAGGCGCTCGACTCCTCGTAAACCTGCCGAGTGGCAAGTCGGAAGCCCGTGTAGTCCGGTCTGCTGTCGGCCGGGCGATCACTGTCATGGCGGATTACAGCGAAGCGCCAGAAGCTGAATGCGGGTGGGCGCTCGACTACGACGACCTAAAGCTGATGCAGTTTTATGTGCGCAACGTGACGCGCCCGGAATGGCACCAGTTCCAGCTGGAAATGATTCAGCACGAACCCAGCAAGTTTGACGCGATCGACTTCGGCGCCGTGGTTGATACTCGGCCAATCACCGGGATTCCTATCGGCACTCAGGCCGCACCAGCCCGGGTGTTGATCAGTCAGAACGTTGTGGTCGAGCAAGGCATTGCCGTGACCAGTATGGCGATCGCCTGGGACGCTGCTCCTGGTGCGGTCGGTTACGACGTCGAATGGCGTTGGGGGGCGCGGGAGTGGATCAAGGTTCCGCGCACCGGTGAGCTGATGGTCGACGTTCGCGGGATCTATTCGGGTCAGTACCTGGCGCGTGTGCGCGCGGTCAGCGCCATGAATGTCTCATCGGTGCCGACCAACTCGGTATTGACCGACTTGCTTGGCAAAACCGGCTTGCCGCCGGCGGTTACGCATCTCACCGCGACATCCTTGCTCTTCGGGATTGAACTCAAGTGGGGTTTTCCGGCTGGAGCAGAGGACACTCAGCGCACCGAGATTTGGTATGGCTCGTCACCGTCTCGAGAAGACGCCATTAAGCTGGCTGATTTGGCTTATCCGCAGAACGACTACAGCATGCAAAGCCTACTGGCGGGAGCCACCTTCTTCTTTTGGGCTAGGTTGGTGGATCGTACGGGTAACGTCGGACCATGGTACCCAGAGGGGATTGGCGTAATGGGCCAAGCCAGTTCCGACGCTGGCCCGATCCTTCAACTAATCAAGGGGCAGATCACCGAGACGGAACTCGGCGAGGATCTGCTGGCAGAAATCGAGAAGATCCCAGGCTTGCAGGCGCAGATCGATGCGTTGGATGGCTTGAAGGGTTACGACCGCGAAGCCACTTATGAGGAGTACGACCTCGTAGTGCAGGGCAAGCGGATCTATCAGGCCACTGGCCCGGTACCGCTCAACATGCCGCCGCCGAATCCAATCTACTGGCTCGATGTGGGGCAGACGGTGGAAACCGCCAATGCGCTTGCTCAGCAAGTGGCGACCAACACCGCCGAGATCATCGAGATCGACGGAGTTGTTACTGCCCAGGCCACGGCGTTCGAAGCCCTTCGCGCCTCCTATCGAGACGATGACGGCGCTGGCGATCTCGCGGACGCGATCAAAAGCCACACAAGCACCGCCGCGATCGCTTCCGAATCGAAGGTTCGCGCCTCCGAGAGCGAAGCAATGGCCGGGCGCCTAACGACCTTCGACGCCAAAATCGGAGAGAACGCGGCGAACATCACCGAGCTTGAGGAAGTGGTGGTCACCAACCAGCAGGCCTCTGTACAGCAGATCACTCAGCTGAGCACGACCGTCGGCAGTCAGCAAACAGCAATCGAGCAAAATACGTCGATAGTCAACGACGTGAACGGGAAGATATCGGCCAGTTGGTCGGTGAAGATGCAATACAACTCCGGCACGGGCCAGTACATCGCTGCCGGTATCGGGCTTGGCATTGAAAACGGGCCTGCAGGATTGCAGAGCCAGTTCCTGGTGAGTGCCGACCGTTTCGCCATCGTCAACACCATTGCCGGGGGCGCGATCGCAGTGCCGTTTGCAGTGCAGGGCGGGCAGGTGTTCATGAACTCGGCGTTCATCCAGGACGGAACGATCACCAACGCGAAGATCGGTAGCTATATCAGCTCGACCAACTACATCGCCGGCCAGCAAGGCTGGATCCTGAACAAAGACGGCACACTCGAAATAAACGGCATCGTTCCTGGCCAAGGGCGCTTGGTGATCAACTCACTGAACGTCTCGGTCTACGACGCCAACAACGTGCTGCGTGTTCGTCTCGGCTATCTGGGGTAATAAATGGCGCAATTTGGACTGCGTGTCTTTAACGAGAGTGGTCAGCTCGCGATGGACACCAACAGCTTCACCTATCAAGTGATCTGGGAGGGTGTCATCGATTTCAGTGGGTCCGTTCCCAGCTACACGCTGAACATTTCGGGTTTCAACCCGGCCAACTGCGTGTTCATGATCATCCCGACGAGGCTGCAGGACGTGCAGCCATCAGAGACGGACGGCAGCGCTAACCAAAAATCCTATCCATTCGTCACTACCGCGGTAGGCCAGGTTGTTGTGCTCAAGAAAAACCCCTCAGCGAGCGCTTCCACAATTGGGTCATCGGTAGTGGCCAAGGCTTACGCGATTAGGTATGGGACATGAGTTACGGTTTTCAGAGCATCAATGACAACGCTTTCGTGCAAATCGACTCGGAGGCTCCACGGCTCTGTATGTTGACGCGCGGATCGTATTCAGGGACGGCCAATGCCACGGCAACATTTCCTCGCGCAGTAACGAGCCAAGATCCACCGCTTGTTTTCATTCGTCCTGATCAAACGGGGGTAATTCAGGTTCCGTACTCGGTCTGGTTCACCGGAGGCCCTGGCAACTGGACGGGGTTTTCAATGAACGCCTCAAAGGTCAATGAGTCGTTGAGCGGTCAGTATTTCGTTGCGGCATGGGCGTCGATGGGCACCGCCTCCTATGGTCTTCGCTTATGGGATCAGAACGGTGCGCTTTGCTATGACAGCGGTGCGCCGGCGGTCATCGTGACATTCGCGGTGGGAGACTGGACGTATATAGGCACTGAGCAACTGAGTGTTGGTCGCCGATATATCTGGGGCATCAACAAAGTGCTTGGAGCTGGGGAGTACGTATCAATAAACCCTTTCACTATGGCCTGTCATAACGAAGGTACCGGCGGTAGTTGTGCGATCGGCGTCGATTACGCCAACGGCCGAATCATGATGTACAGCCTCGCTTTCACTGCGTGGACCAATCAGGGCCACCGCCCGTTTCTCTGCGCCAAATTGCTGGCCTGAATCTTTCATTTCTGGAGATACACAATGCCCTGGTACAAGACGGGAACGGTCTCTGTCACCCAAAATTCCAATGCGGTGATCGGAACAGGCACTGCTTTTATTGCAAACAGCCGAGTCAGTGATGGTTTTCGCGGCCCGGACGGTCGTTGGTACGAGGTGACCAACATCGCCAGCAATACCGCGCTGTCGATCTCGCCGAACTACGAAGGCCCGACAGTGGCAGGCGGCTTCTACGCCATCATGCCAGTGCAGGGATACCAGAAAGATCTGTCCGATCAGGTCCGCACAATCCTCAATGACTATGGCGAAAAACTGGCTGAACTCGGGACTACCGGCAATTACGAAATTCTTCCGCTGACCAAGGGCGGTACCGGAGCTACTGATCTTGCAAGCGCGCGCGAGGCGCTTCAGATTGATGACGTGCAGCCCATCAGCAAAGGCGGTACTGAGTCGAATACAGTTGCCGGCGCCCGCGCCAAGCTTCAGGTTGGGCCGCGCCGCAACCTGATCATGAATCCGCTCTTCAACGTCAATCAGCGGATTTACGCCGCCGAGGCAACAACGGCCGCCGGTCAATACACGTTCGACCGCTGGCGCATTGTCACCTCTGGACAGAGCCTTTCCTCCCAGGTCAACAAGAATGGTCGAACTGTAAATCCGCCCTCTGGCGGGCTTGAACAGGTGATAGAAGGGAGCTTCATTGGCGGGGGGATTTACACCTTGTCCTGGGAAGGCACTGCTACAGCAACAGTCAATACCGTAGTGGTCGCGAACGGCGCTCAGGTAACGCTGACCGCCGGATCAAACAGCACGATCAGGTTCATCGGCGGAACGCTGTTCTATCCGAAGCTTGAGCTGGGCAGTCTGCCAACGGGGTACGAGGACCGGAGTTATGGTGAAGAGCTGATTCTCTGCCAGCGCTACTACGAGAAGTCCTATCCGACGGACATCAAGCCCGGAACAGTTTCTGGATTTGCACCACCAAACATTTCCAACGGTATGACCCTTTCTTGCTCAGGATCCGGCACTCGGGCAATGGGGCGGACCAAGTTCTCGGTTGAGAAGAGATCCACCCCAACGCTGCGATATTGGGACCAGCAGGGGATCGTAAATGCCTTTACTGTGGGTAATTCCGATGGCGGAGTTCAGACCAATGGATTCACGGGAGATACATTTCGCACTGTTCAGGCAAGCACGGCGTACGTCTGGGCGCACTGTGCTCGTAATGCTGGTGAAACATTTCTTTGCCACTGGGAGGCGTCTGCCGAGCTATGAATTACAAGCAATCAGAAGGCGAAAGTGTCACCACTGACACCGGGTTCTGGATTCCAGCGGACCCGGAAAACACGGAATGGCAGGCCTACCAGCTATGGCTGGCTGTAGGTAATGCACCGGACCCAAGGTTCAGCGAGGACGAGTTGAAAGCTCAGAAACTTATTGAGGCTTCGCTTGAAATTTCGCGGCTGCGTGCAATCGCAGATTACAACATCAAGCCTTTGCAGGATGCGGTGGATATTGATGAGGCTGGTGCCGAAGTCTTGGCTAGTCTGAGGCTCTGGAAAAAATACCGAGTCGCTCTCAGTAAGGTCGAAGCGCAAATGGGGTATCCGATGACGATTGAGTGGCCTGCCTCACCACCGGAAGCCAAGCCAAACGCCGATCAAGATTAACCGGCGCTGTAACTCCAATAACCAACCGTGTGTTGGGCATCCGGCTTAGGGTGCCCAACACGCGGTTGGTTACTTGAGAAATAATAATTTCTTGATGGAATCAGTCAGGCTAAGGCCTTGGTGTATATAGAATGTGTTTGTTGTTGGCCCATTCATCGGCAATAACTTGTTTTCATCGTGATCATAACGTCGTGCAACATATCCCAATGACTTCATGATTGTGGATACGTTGTGCCAATCTGAGTTTTCTACCATTATTATTGGCTTCGATCGCTCGATTGTTCTTTTTAATCCGCGAAGAACCATCGACTCGGCGCCTTCGACGTCAACCTTAATTAGGTCGGGAGATAATTTTAAATCATCACCAACCCTCAAGTCGCATTTGACCTTCTCCAGCCTTGTAAGCCCGCCGCGCTCCAAGAACTTTTGCTTGACCCAGGGTAATTCGTAGTATGAGTCTGTTATAGAAGCCTCTTCTATGAAGGCCTCCTCGTTTGAATATGGTATGTTTAAATAAAAGCTGCCCCCTTTATCGGCTAGGCCGTAGGGGTTTATTTCTATGTTTCCGGGTACTTTGCTCGCCAAGCTATTTAATTCGTCTATAAGTATCGGGTTTGCTTCATACGAGTGAATGGTCGCGTCTGGAAAAAGTATTCGGAAGGATATAATGCTTTGGCCAAGATTTGCACCTATGTCGAGTATTGTGTTGATGCGTCTTGAGCCTATTGTGAAACCATAAAAATCAGTGTCATGAACTTCTTTGGTTTTCCATCGTTGCATCACTGCTTCTGATAAGTGCTTTAGTTCCATGAGCGACTCAATCCTATTTTATTTAACAGAATAAACCTCAGAGCGCCACTGTACGTCTAATCCTTCCTGGAGAAAAGAATGTCTATCACATCGCAGCAGCTGCTGCAGATCCTCCCGAACGCCGGCCAACGAGCCGGCGTTTTTGCACCTGTCCTAAATACGGCGATGCAGCGGTACCAAATCGTTGGCAACAAACGCACCGCCGCGTTCATTGCTCAGATTGGCCATGAGTCGGGCCAGCTTCGTTACGTCCGCGAGATTTGGGGGCCAACCGCCGCCCAGCATGGGTATGAGGGGCGCGAAGACTTGGGCAACACCGTGGCCGGCGATGGCAGGAAGTATTGCGGGCGCGGCCTAATCCAGATCACCGGCCGCGCCAACTATGTCAAGTGCGGCGAGGCGCTGGGGCTTGACCTGATCACCCATCCCGAACTGCTCGAGTTGCCTCAGCATGCTGCGATGTCGGCGGCATGGTTCTGGAAACAGAGCGGGTTAAACGATTTTGCTGATCGGGACCAGTTCAATACCATCACCCGGCGTAGCAACGGTGGGTTGAACGGATTGGCTGATCGGGTGGAGCTTTGGGATAAGGCCCGCGAGGTGCTGGCGTGACCGTTCCGTGGCGGTTGATTGGCGTGCTGGGGTTGGTGGTCGGCAGCTTCGGCAGCGCCTGGCAGTTTCAGGATTGGCGTTACGGCCAGCAGCTTGCCGAGCAGGCAAAGCTGCATGCCGAAACCCTAAACCAACTGATCCAGGCCGCCGCAACCGCGCAGCAGGCCGAGCAGGACAAGCGACTCGCGCTCGAGCAGCGCCTGGCAGCCAGCGAGCAAACTCACTTCAGGAAAATGACTGATGCCCAACGTGACCAAGATCGCCTGCGCGATCGCCTTGCCACTGCTGATTTGCGGTTGTCAGTACTCCTCGACGCAACCGACGTTGCCAAAGGTTGCGACGTGCCAACCACCGCCAGCGCCGGCGGCGTGGGTCATGCAGCCGTACGCGCCCGACTTGACCCGGCGCATGCTCAACGAATTATCGCCATCACCGACAACGGCGACCGTGGATTGATCGCCTTGCAGGCCTGTCAGGCGTATGTTCGGGGTGTGACACGGTGACAGCTAGTTGCGCTGAAAACTATTTAGGGATAAGGGCGATTAGTTGGTCATAGAATGTTTCGGGTGTGAGCTTGATGGTTACATCGAGGAAATCTTCCTTGGCGATCCATTCTTTATTTATGTAATGAAAATACTGAACGCCGTCGAAAAGGCCATCAATTTTTATAGAGTACTGTTCGTCAAGGACGTTTGGCGAAATCGACACTTTCTTGTCCAGAACAGTTATGTCAAGGGAGGTAAGGGTCAGACCTCCCAAACTCACTGATGGCCCCATCAGCGCCTGAATTCCACTTACCTTTGGAACCCAGTTACGTATCTCTAGCATCTTATGGCCGATCAAATTTTTGAACTCAGCAGCTTTTGCCTCCTTGTCTATCTCCGCGCTTCTCTTTTTTTCTTCAAAGCGCTGTAATGCCTGAATCAAGTCTTCCTTGCTCGACATGTTTTTTCCTCTGTAAGTTTTCGTGCGTACGGGCGCAGGTAGTGCTCTGCGGCCATTTATATTTTGGAGCTCCCTTCGGCCCTCCGAAAAGCTGTCTAAAACTAGCTCACTCTCTCCCGGTTTTACTAGGGGGAAATCCACTCAAATGACAGAAGATTTTTAGATAGAGGTGCTGAAAGCCAGGGTATACGGGGCCTATGCACTGCTCAAGCTCATACTGCTGCATTATTGGGCGGGGCGCATTACCTTCGCAGTCTACTGGTCAGACAATCGAGAACTCAGCTTTTTCGGGCGGCGATCTTTCTTCACACCAGACCGTCCCAAGATTTCGTCTATCAATTTATAAAAATCTTCTGAAGTCGGAGGCTTACGGGCGGATAGGCTGGATCTTTGGCCCAACATCGCGGGGCCACGCTGTTTCCGCACCGATTGCGGTGCGTCGAACAGAGGAGGTGGCGCCTCTACCCTTTGAGGTTTTTCTATCGAGTTTTCCTCGATGTAAGCATCTGCCCATTTGTCTAGCTCAACCCGGTCAAAGCCTATACCTTGCCCGCCGATCGGGAACTCGCGCACATATGGCCGGACGACCTTGTTGAATACGTCTCGGCACATACCCAAATATCCTGGCGCCAGCTTTGCTCTAATTATGCGGGGCTGAAAGGTGAGCTTGGTCATGGGCTGAGACCTCAATGATTTGGTGTGACCTCCATCAGACTCTGCAGCGAGCGCCCAAGCGGTTGGGGGAGATGGAGGCCGCACCAGCACCGAATCGTAGCACTCCCTACAAACTGCGAACGCCCATCCGTCGAGCCGATGCCCAACGCATTATCGCCATCACCGACACGGCGACCGGGGTTGATCGCGCTGAAGGCGTGCCAGGCCTACATCAAAGCTCTGGCACAGGGTGGTCACGAGTGAAACTATTCAAATTCAGGCAAATTCTCTAAGTTGTCTCGTTTGCTGTTGTTCTTGTTTGTTGTGAGGTAGACCTCATCAATAACGTGAACCTGCGCGCCGACTTTATATTTACCATCTGTTGTGGCTGTTCTGGTTTGAAAAGTTGCCTTGTTGAGTCGAATTAAGTCTGCAACAAAAGCCCTTGCAACAATTCTATCTAAGCCGATAGAAGTTGGTTTTTCCTCTTTAACGACGAGCCACTCGATATGTTTTCGGTCATTAGAGTATTTGACAGCTGTAATGCAGAAATCCGCCATGATCATTTCCTATGTTGATGGCCAAATGCCGCACACAGGATGGTACAGCCGGCTAGCACTTTCAAGGTGCCTGGCTATACGGAAATCTCGTACCAATTTTTGTACCATTCCTGCGTTTTTTAGGGGGAATTAGGGGGTTGAATGCCCCCTGAAGCCCTTTAAAACCCCCAGACCAAAAACGCCAGCTAATCCGCACATAAAGTCCTTACCGGTTTTTCCGTTGGGGAGGGTGTTTCTTCAGCGGCCAAAATGGCCGGTACTCAGAAACTGACCCGGTGCGGTTGTGGGAGTTTTAGAACGATAAGTTATAAGCGGCGCCGTCAGACCAGTGGGCCACCGTCATGGCCCGTGGTCTTCAGT